ACCAACATAACACTATTAAATCTCTACAATGGTGGAATTACGATCTCTCAACAATCCGGTTCATCAACCACATATAGGATATTTGTTAATTTTGCAACTGCCATCGACAGCGGTTCATCCAATGGTATCCAGGCTGCCTGTAACAACCTGACAGGTGGCGCCTGGAAGCACCTAGTGATACAATATGTTCGTTCCGGCGCCGGGACTGGTAGACTTTACTGTTTTGTTGATGGTGTACTACAAAATTCCGGTGGCACAATTAACAGCACTGGAAGTGACTTCTGGTGCTCTTCGACTACTGCACACCTAGGCGAAACCTTTACTTTTTCAGCTCCTAAGTTGGGATTCCGACTGGACAACACCAGACTGATACAGGGAGCATCATTTCCGTTGACTGGATTTACTGCACCAACAGCCGCATTTACAGCGTAAAAACAACAAGAACTAAATACGTAATATGGCAATCATAATTGGAACAGGAATAACAATACAAGGCGGCATTGTGGTCGGTGACCTGGTGCCTGAAGTTATTCCCGGTACCCAAATTGTTAGCGAAGATTATCTTTTTCTCATCGTAAAAGAAGAAGATGGTGCAACTTATATCATAACGGAGCAATAGAAATAACATGGCAGTATCAAAAGTATCAGAATTACCAGGGCTTGTAACAGTCGCAAGCGGCACGCAATTCTTGGCAGTAGATTCAGGCACAACTTACAATACCACTGCAAGTAATGTCGCTGCCTATGCAAAAAGTGTCAATTTACCCAGTGTAACTTCAACCTTAAACACAGCCAGTCCCAACAACACCAATAATGTCAGCGGAGTAACAGCCAGCGGCGGATCAACCAATCAGTTCTTAGCCCTGGTACCTAAAGGCACAGGCGGTGTAGTTGGCTCCATCCCAGACAGTAGTTCTGCAGGTGGTAATGTAAGAGGAAGTTATTCAGTAGATTTGCAGTTAACAAGAGCTGCCGCTACTCAAGTCGCTTCAGGCACCGACAGTGGATTATTTGCGGGAAAAAACAATAAAGCAGATGCAACTGATTCAGTTGTTGTAGGAGGAAGTGCCAATCAAGCAAGTGGCCTTCAAACTGCCGTTGTGGGCGGATCAAATAATTATGTTATAGGTACATATTCAGCCGCTATTGGCGGCAACTATGGCTATGACAGAAATAACATTGCAACGCTTTGTTTTGGCGCTTACGGTAGTACAAGTTATGGTTATAATCAAGAACGCAAAGTAGTTTTGATGGCTACAACAGCCAACGCAACCTCAACTGCTTTAACAGTAAATAATGCTGCCGCCGGCACACTAAATCAAGTAAATTTAGATAACAATACTGCTTTTGGTTTTAGAGCAGAAATAATGGCAACTGTTCAAACAGGTGCTGGCAATGGCAAATATTTCACAGTAATTGGGGCAATAAAACGCGGTGCAGGCATGGCTACAACAGTTCTTATCGGATCGCCTACTATAACCGTTAATGCCGCAGATGCTGGCGCCTCTGCCTGGACTGTGGCAGCAACCGCTGATACATCAAATGGATGTCTACAAATAAATGCAACTGGTCAAGCCTCAACAAACATTAGATGGACTGCTGTGGTTTATACATTTGAGTGTTTTGCAGGATAACTAAGTTTAAATCTAGCTTAACGTAAAATACAAATAAAGGGCCCGAGGGCCCTTTTCGTTTGTAGGTAAATATACTATATTGCGGACAAAACAGAATGGCATTAACTAGACCCAGACTTGGACAGCTCAACTCCAGCATAGTTGCTCAGTCTGACCCCATCACGGTACTGAACCAAGGCTCAGCCGCAGCCAATGTGGATGTGGGATTTTTATTTAATCGTGCCAATGGCCTGGTCTCAAATGTGGCCCTATACTGGAGCGAAAGCGCACAAAGCATTGTCACTGCCTACACCTCTAGCACAGGATCAACAAACTCCAATATTTCGGTTGCATCATATGCCAATTTGACCGTGGGCAATGTGTTTGCTGGCGGCTACCTGACATATGGCACAGTTCCAATCTTTAATAGTAGCACAACAGTCACCAGCATTGGCACAGCTCCGGTTGCTGTTGATTGGTTTGGTAATACCGCATATCGTAGTGCCAAGTATGTAGTCAGTACCACAGATGTCACAAACTCACAATACCAAACAGTTGAGGTTGTTCTGGTTCAAAACGGAACAACATCAACCATTAGCAGTTATGGTGAAGTGACTTCGGATGCAAGTACAAGAATGACATTCACTTCCAATGTCATGTCGGGCAATGTAATATTATGGGCTATAGGAGTAAGTGCAAACAACACAATTAAACTGGTTAGAACACTAATACCAGTGTAATGAAATAAATACAGTATAAGGATCCATACACATGCAAACAGTTAAACAGTTATATCGCGAATCATATACGGGTGAAGATGTTGTTACAACTCTAACCTACAAAAACGCTCAATGGCTACCAGAACGCGAATGGATTCCCAATGCCATCACCAACATACGTACAACCACACAGGCCGTGATAATTGGAGCCAGCTCGCGAGCCGAATGGCGCCATTCGTTCCAGGGATTTGACATCAATTTGCTGGCCACACACAAAGGTGGCTTGTTTGGTACAGACAAATTACAGACCTACGGAACCAATGGTCTATACAAGGAATTCACTCCAGATTTTCTAATTATTGACAACAAAGAAGTTGATGAGATAGTAGAATCTGGTTATTGCAACAACAACATTGTGTATGCACATGCCAACCCAATCTTGGATCATCCTGGCAAATTTTATCTAATTCCACAAGATCCCAGCTGGAACGCAGGTACTATTGCTGTATATCTAGCCTGCTTTGATGGGCATTCAAAAGTATATCTAATGGGATTTGATGGCCGTCAAGGAGCCGACACATTCTACGAAAAAACTTTGAAACTGGTTTTTGAACTATACCCCAATGTAGATTTTGTTCGAGTAACACCAACTTCTGAATACTACATGCCCGAGTCATGGAAATTTCAGCTCAACCTAAGACAAATTACTTTTAGAGAGTTTGTCCTTGAAGCCGACATTGGATAACACAGTCTCCATAGTTCGTAATTTATCCGTAATAGCAGTAAACTTAAAACTACGCCACACACCTGGATGTAATGGCCTAGGGTAGTCATCTAAGGGAACCCAACAATACCCTCTGTGCTCGTGATTTAACACCGGCACAAATTCTTCGTCAACACTGATTAGGTAAGTGTGAAACACAAACTTGTCATTGTCACTGGTGTATTGTTCAATGGGAATAATTTTAGCGTCTTTGATGTCACCACCCAACTCTTCTCGTATCTCGCGATGCAGTCCCTGTATAACCGACTCACCTACTTCTACTTTCCCGCCCACGATTCCCCAACTGCCTGAGTGTCGGTTGCTGTTCCTGAGCAAAAACAAATATCGATGTGTTTGGATGCAATATATCAATGCACCTGTACTTGATAACATTTAGATTACAATACTCCAGTTGTTGAAACTATAGACACCTTCAACACTTTTTGCCCATTCCCGTACATTAAAGTCATACTTGTATTGCACAGTAGTGGTTAGATTAGTAACATACTGATAGTCGGTGCTGTTCTCACTATCAAATGACACAGTCCATTGTCCATTTCTATATTCAATGATGTCTCCGGCATTGGCAACAAACAATGGATTTGTTCGATCCCAAGCTTCGGCAGCTTCTGTGTTAGTATAACGGCCAATGGGGTTTAAAATCAAATATCTTGTGCCCGAAACAGGGGTCATCAATGAATAGTCTTCAACATCTACAGTGGCAGGATCAATGATTGCTGTCACTGGCGACAAAGTGTTTCCGGGCAAGGTATCTACATTGGGTGTGTACAACATAGAAGTTTCGTCTGTTGGATGATTGGCAATGGTGCCAACTACCTCACTGATACCGTTTGGATGGCGCAGTCTGACTTGACTAACGCCATTTCTAACTTTACCAGTTTTGCCCATGAGTTGGACCCAACTGTCAAATTCGGCATTGGCCAGCGATGGGTTTGCTCCAAGTTCGGTGTTTTTAATAAGTTTTAACGTATTGCCAATATACAATAGATGATAGTCTCGCAAAGACACAACACGTCGAGTCATTAAATCCGCGCTGGTAAAAACATCTTCACTGATGTTTCCATTGGAGTCAAACACGTTATTGATCATGTTTGTGACAACACCAAGGCGTTTAACTTTGGCCGGACTGGAAATCCAAATTGGCATTTCAAATTGCAATGTGGCAACACTAATAGATTCATCTGCACCGGATGGGATTGATCTCGAATCCCATACAGTGCTTTTTAATTCTACCACAGTTAAACTGCCCCAGTCAATGTAGTTGTCGGTGCTTTGTAATTCTAAGCTAGGATTAAAAAGTTGGGCCAATTGTTCAATCAATTGCAATTTTTGTTCGGTATTGCTAGTCCAGATATCTAATTTTAATGTTAGTTTATACGGGACCGGCATTAGTCTTTCTACTGTGTATGAATCTCCGGGGCCGTGCAAATAATCACCAGTGGTTGGATCATATTCTCTCTGTCTAACATTGATTTTACTAATAAATGTGGGATCAGCCATGGCATCTCGGTTGTAGTCCAATGCGCTGATATACACACTCATTGCAGGAACACTACTTAATAAGTTTTCGCTGTTTTGTTTAAGTATCTGTGCCGCCTGTCTGCTTTGATCACCGTAGATAACCGGCACTTGTTGCAAGGTTCTTAGTCCGGTGGCACCTTGTCCAAACTCAACTTGAAATCCTGACACCAGTCTAATAAACTGTGTTAGGTATCTGCGTATTTGATTGTCGTAAAAAAATTGCTGTGCCATTAGTTATCTGCCTGTATTCGTAGTGCTTTGCTTAGGCTTTGGCGTTCGAGTTCAACATCTCCCTCTAAGTTGGTGAAAGTCTTGGTATTGTTAACAAAACTGCCCTTCACCGTGTTGTTTGATCCTGGAGTTATATTTGCTCTCAACACATCTTCTACCATGGTCCAGCGTTTGCCATTGTAACGGAACAGTCTATTGGGCAAATAATCAGTACGCAAATAATAATCTCCAGTTGATGGTAAATTTGGAAATTCTATGCCTGCTACCAATGGTAATCCGTTTGGCGCCAGACCATCACCTACCAGGTAGCCTTTGATTTTTGTCTCTGAACTGATGGTTGTATCATCTACAGTGACATTACCATCCGCAGTAACATCAGTGTTG